GTAATTAGAAATGCTATGAGTGACATCAAAAGGATGCACGACTTTAATTACACTCTTCCCAAAGAAAACTATTGGGATAATGAATGCAGAGAACATCCAACCAATTCACATTGTTTGGTTTATTGTGATTAATCAAAGGGGGTTTACGACCCCCTTTTTTAATGCTATAATATTTTCATGGATTATAAAACTTCTGGGGTGGATATAGAAGCAGGTAATGCTTTTGTAGAGACACTTAAACAACAAGCACCTAGCATTGGTGGATTTGGTGGTATGTTTAAAGTACCTACTGGGTATGAGAAACCTGTATTGGTTTCTGGTGCTGATGGTGTAGGTACGAAGATAAACATAGCAGGAATTGCAGGTGACTATACAACCATAGGAATTGATCTTGTTGCCATGTGTGTCAATGATGTAATTACTTGTGGTGCTAAACCATTATACTTTTTAGATTATGTTTCTACACAGAAGATAGATGGTAATGTTGCTGATATTATGGTTGGTATCCTGAAAGGATGTGAATTAGCAGGAGTAGAATTGATAGGTGGAGAAACAGCAGAGCATTTTAGACAGAGAGAATATGATCTTGCTGGATTCTGTACAGGTATTGTTGAAGAGAATGAAATAATAGATGGTTCTTTAATTAAAGAAGGTGATGTAATTATTGGTATAGAAAGTAGTGGTCTTCATAGTAATGGATATACTCTTGTAAATGATATGTTATGGAGACATAAGATTTTTTATAAGAGAGGTTATACTGAAGCATGGGGTGGTGGTGAAGTTAAAGATCCAAGTCCTACACCAGAACTTCTTACTCCTACTACAATCTATGCTCCTGTAGTAGCAAGTTTAATAAAAGACTTTCCTATACTTGGTATGTCTCATATCACTGGTGGTGGTATACCAGGAAATCTCCCTAGATGTATTCCTGATGGATTAGAGGCAAGAGTTGATTATAATTCTTGGAAGATGCCAGAAGTGTTTAGTAAGATTATGCTTGCTGGTGAGGTTCCTGAAGAGGAAATGAAGAATGTATTTAATCTTGGCATTGGATACTGTCTAGTAGTTCCTGAAGAAGTTGCAACAGATGTTCAATTAAGAATAGAAGGACACAAGTTGCGATCTTGGGTTATAGGTGATATAATACATAAAGGAAAAGATCTACAATGATAAAATTAGCACTCTTAAAATCTGGAGAAGAAGTCATTTCTGAAATGAAGGAAATGTATGCTAGTGAACAAGTGGTGGGATATATTCTTCATAATCCTTGTAGGGCTATTCTTACTAGTCCTGAGATAAGGGTTGATGATGATCAAGAGCATGAGAAACAACCTGTTTCAATTAAACTATTGCCTTGGATGCCTTTAAGTAAGGATGAAGATATTCCTGTTGTGGCAGATTGGGTTATTAGTATAGTTGAGCCACAGCCTAAATTAAAAGAAATGTACGAAAAAGCAGTAAGTCAGTATGAACAAAGACAATCTACAAATTCTGATTCTAACGAACAATCAGAAGATAATAACTCAAGTGGAGGAAGTGCAGGGTGAACTTGGGGGACCTGATTGTAAATTAACTGAACCATTTCTTATTAATGATGATGGTACTCTATCTCCTTGGTTATTGGATATAACAACTCAAAATACTTTTATGATGTCTTCTGATAAGATATTGACTTTGGTTGTACCTAATAGTAAACTAATACAAAAGTATGAGGACATAATAAAAGAATGAGATTCTATACCAATGTTCAGATGGTTGGAAACAACTTTCTGGTGCGTGAAGTTGTGGATGGTCAGAGAAAAATATTTAAAGAAGAGTATTCCCCTACTCTGTTTGTAAAATCAAATAAGAACACAAAATATAAAACTCTTGAAGGAGAGAGTGTTGAACCTATTCAACCTGGTTCTGTGCGTGATTGTAGGGAATTTTATAAGAAGTATGATGGTGTAGAGGGATTTAAGATATATGGTAATGATAGGTACGTCTTTCAATATATTTCAGACAAGTATCCTCAAGATGAAGTAAAGTTTGATATTAATCATATCAATCTTGTGACAATGGATATTGAGGTGAAAGCAGAGCATGGTTTCCCTGATCCACAAGCTTGTTCTGAAGAGATGTTGACTATCTCTTTACAAGATTATGCTACTAAAAAGATAACCACTTGGGGAAGAAAACCTTATGTTCCTACTCAAGAGAATGTAACCTACTATCATTTTAGTGATGAGATTGAGATGCTCAACTCATTCTTATATCATTGGTCTAAAAATCCACCAGATGTTGTTACTGGATGGAATGTAAGACTTTATGATATTCCATACTTATGTGGTCGCATAGGTAGGATTATGGGTGAGAAGAAACTTAAGTTAATGTCACCTTGGGGTTTAGTTAAGCAAGAAGAAGCTACCATTATGGGTAGAACTTTTAATGTATTTGATATTGCTGGAATGACAACTCTGGATTATTTGGAGTTGTATAAGAAGTTTACTTATAAAGCACAAGAGTCATATAGATTGGATTATATTGCTAGTGTTGAATTGGGGCAGAAGAAGTTAGATCATAGTGAGTTTGATACTTTTAAAGATTTCTATACAGGCAACTGGAAGAAGTTTGTAGATTACAACATCATTGACGTGGAACTTGTTGACCGTCTTGAGGATAAGATGAAACTGATTGAACTTGCCCTCACTATGGCATATGATGCTAAAGTTAATTATCAAGACATTATGTTCCAAGTTAGGACTTGGGATGCTATAATTTATAACTATTTGAAGAAGAGGAATATTGTTATTCCTCCTAAAGATAGAAGTGACAAAAACGAAAAGTACGCAGGAGCTTATGTCAAAGAACCGATTCCAGGAAAGTATGATTGGGTGGTCTCTTTTGACCTTAATAGCCTGTACCCTCATCTTATTATGCAGTACAATATCAGTCCAGAGACACTCAGGGAAACTAGACATTCCAGTGCGAGCGTTGAAGGGCTCTTAAATCAAGAGACTGTTATTGAAGGTGAGTATGCTACATGTGCCAATGGAGCACAATATAGAAAAGATGTGAAAGGATTCCTCCCAGAATTAATGGAGAAGATGTATGCGGAACGTGTTGTATTTAAGAAGAGGATGCTCGCAGCGAAGCAGGAGTATGAGAAGACACCCTCGACTGCTCTTACAAAAGAGATTGCCAGATGTAACAACATCCAAATGGCAAAGAAGATATCTCTTAATTCTGCTTATGGTGCTATCGGCAATCAGTACTTCAGGTATTATAAACTAGCAAACGCAGAAGCAATTACACTCTCAGGTCAAGTCTCAATTAGATGGATTGAGAATAGAATGAATGGATATCTAAATAAACTGTTAGGAACTCAAGACATTGACTATGTGGTGGCATCAGATACCGATTCAATATACATTAATTTCGGACCTCTTGTTGATAAATTTTTTGGTAATAAGATTGAAGATAAAGCTAAGATTGTATCATTACTCAATCAAGTTTGTGAAGATAAACTGGAACCCTTTATTGATAAGTCCTATCAAGAACTGGCGGATTATGTAAATGCTTATGATCAGAAGATGTTTATGAAGAGAGAGAACATCGCTGATAGAGGTATATGGACAGCAAAGAAAAGGTATATCTTAAATGTATGGGATAGTGAGGGTGTTAGGTATGAAGAACCAAAATTAAAGATGATGGGTATTGAGGCAGTTAAATCCTCAACACCTGCTCCTTGCCGTCAAATGATTAAGGATACTCTTAAACTGGTTATGAGTGGAACTGAGGATGATGTAATTGATTTTATTGATGAAGCAAGGAAGAAGTTTAAAAATCTCCCACCAGAAGATATTGCTTTTCCAAGAACATGTTCTAATGTTGATAAACATAAATCTCATGCTACAATCTATACAAAAGGAACTCCTATTCATGCAAGGGGAGCACTCTTATATAATCACTACATAAAACAGAAGAAATTAGATAATAAGTATTCTCTTATTAATAATGGTGAGAAGATAAAGTTCTGTTATCTTAAAAAACCAAACTCCATTAGAGAGAATGTGATTTCTTTTATTAATGACTTTCCAACAGAATTAGATCTTGACAAGTACATTGATTATGACTTACAATTTGAGAAAGCATTCCTTGAACCTGTAAAGGTTATTTTGGATGCTATTGGTTGGAATGTTGAAAAAACTGTAAACCTAGAACTCTTTTTTGGATGAAAGAAACTAAGCAAGAAAAATGGGAACGTGGTAAGACTCTATTTCTTGAGTCTGTATACAAACCCGATGATAGATTAAGAGGATGTGCTCATAATCAAGAATGTTACCATGAATTAATGGAGATAAGAGATCAGGTAATTGAAATGGTAAGAAATATGCCTAATCCACATTCCCCACCAATAGAATTTGGTAAGAAGAATAATGTTGTAACACCTACAGTTACTACACCAGCAGGTGAGATAAGTGAAACTCTAATGAGTGGAGCATTGGGTGATTATTATTCAGATAAAAGAGAGTATTAATTATGTTTTTTAAAAAATTGAGTTTGGTTACTGGTGGGTTTGACCCTATACACAGTGGACATATATCATATTTCAAAAGAGCAAAAGATCTTTCTAATTATTTGGTAGTTGGTATCAATACTGAAGAGTGGTTAACTAGAAAGAAAGGACAGTACTTTCAATCGTGGAAAGAGAGAGCAGAGATTATAAGACATTTGGATATGGTGGATGCTGTGATATCATATGATGATAGTGATGATTCTTCTTGTGAGGGTATTGCTAAATGTTTAGAAATTGCAGAGACAGTAATTTTTTGTAATGGAGGTGATAGGGGTAAAACTAATACACCAGAAGTTGTTAAGTATGGTGAAGATCCTAGAGTACAATTTGAGTTTGGTATTGGTGGGGATGATAAAATGAACAGTAGTTCATGGATTCTTCATGGTTATTTTGAAAGACAACGTAAATTATTAGGTATTTGAAATGGACTTTTTAAAAGAAATTGTAAAGGAGATAGGGGATGACTTTACCCAACTCGCCAAAGACATCGATGGAGAAGAAAGATTCATCGACACAGGTTCGTACATCTTTAATGCAATGGTTAGCGGTTCCATTTATGGTGGCGTATCTAGCAATAAGATTACTGCCATCGCTGGTGAGTCTAGTACTGGGAAAACTTTCTTCTCCCTCGCAGTTGTCAAGAACTTTCTGGACAATAATCCTGATGGTTACTGTCTTTATTTCGATACTGAGGCTGCTGTTAATAAAGGACTACTTGAGTCCCGTGGATTGGATTTAAGTAGAGTAGTAGTTGTAAATGTAGTAACAATTGAAGAGTTTAGAAGTAAGGCACTTAGGGCTGTGGATATATATCTTAAGACCCCCACAGAAGAGCGCAAACCTTGTATGTTTGTGTTAGACTCCTTGGGAATGCTCTCCACTGAAAAAGAGATTAGAGACGCACTTGATGATAAGCAAGTTCGTGATATGACTAAATCTCAATTGGTGAAAGGAGCATTTAGAATGTTAACACTAAAACTTGGCCAAGCGAATGTTCCACTCATTGTCACAAATCACACGTATGATGTCATCGGAGCTTATGTTCCAACAAAAGAAATGGGCGGAGGTTCTGGACTCAAATATGCAGCGAGTACAATCATATATCTTAGCAAGAAAAAAGAAAAAGATGGTAAAGAAGTCATTGGAAACATTATCAAAGCAAAGACTCACAAATCACGTTTAAGTAAAGAGAATAAGACTGTTGATATTCGTCTCTATTATGATGAGAGGGGTCTTGATAAGTACTATGGTCTCCTTGAATTAGGAGAACTTGGTGGTCTTTGGAAGAATGTTGCTGGTAGATATGAGATGAATGGTAAGAAGATATATGCTAAACAGATACTTGCTAATCCAGAAGAATATTTTGATGAGTATGTAATGCAAGCTCTTGATGAGATTGCTAAGAAGGAGTTTAGTTATGGCAACTAGTAATCTTTTTCCAGTCTTTCCTACACCAATTAGTCTTTATAATTTTGGTAATGAATCCCATGAAATGAACATGGCATTAGTTACTGATATTTTTAAAGAGGAAAAGGATAATGATGGAAAGACTCGTAGTAATATGGGTGGATGGCATAGTAAAGGTAAGATGGAGGAAAAGTATGAAAGTTTTAATTTACTCAGAGAACAAATAGAGATATGTTGTAATGATTATGCTAATAAGACAGGTAGTTTAGATGGTCTTGAAATAAGACAGTTATGGGCTAATATTAATAGATGTGGTGATTATAATATGGCTCACTATCATCCTGGTTCTGTTCTTACTGGTGTTTATTATCCTATAGCAGAAATTGCAGATGGTAATGCTCAGTATCAATATGCAGAAGAGGTAACTCTCATCCCTTCTTGTTGGGATGGTAAGGATGGAGGTTCAGTAGTTTTTCATCATCCTGCTTATGGTAAGCAAGATGGATTGAGAAATGGTCCTGAGGCTAGTCCTTATAGTATAGAACATTATCATTTCTATCCAGTTGCTGGTGTATTGATAATATTCCCTGCTCATCTTATTCATACTGTGACGCCATTTAAGGCACAAAAGACTAGAATAAGTATTTCATTCTGCTGTTCTTATAAAAATTGATGGAACAAATTGAGTTTCTTATATTAAAGAACCTTCTTCATAATGAAAAGTATCTCAGAAAGACTATTCCTTTTATAAAGGCAGAGTATTTTCAGGACTCTAATCAGAAGATTGTTTTTGAGGAGATTTCTGGTTTTGTAGGAGAGTATAATGACCTTCCTACAAAAGAGATTCTTACGATTGAAGTAGAAAAGAGAAGTGATATTAATGAGGAATCATTTAAAGCAGTTACTCATTTGATTGGGTGTTTAGATGATAGTCCAGTAGAGTTTGAGTGGTTAGTAGATACAACAGAGAAATGGTGTAGAGACCGTGCTATATACCTTGCGTTGCTCGATTCCATTGCTATTGCTGATGGTAAGGATGAGAAGAAGAATCCTGAAGCTATTCCTTCCATCCTATCTGATGCACTAGCAGTTTCTTTTGATAATCATATAGGACATGATTATCTACAAGACTATGAAGAAAGATTCAAGTTCTATCATCAAAAAGAAAGTAGAATTCAATTCGACCTTGAATACTTTAACAAGATTACGAAAGGAGGTCTACCAAATAAAACGCTTAATATTGCGCTTGCAGGTACTGGTGTTGGTAAATCTTTGTTTATGTGTCATATGGCTGCTGCTTCTTTAATGGATGGACATAATGTTCTATACATTACATTGGAGATGGCAGAAGAAAAGATTGCTGAGAGAATAGATGCTAATCTTTTAAACATAGGTATTCAGGATATAACAGATTTACCTAGACCTATGTTTGATAGTAAGGTTGATGGTATAGCAAAGAAGACGCAAGGAAGTTTAATTATAAAAGAGTATCCTACTGCTTCTGCTCATTCAGGACATTTCAAATCATTACTAAATGAACTTTCATTGAAAAAGTCTTTTAAACCTGATATAATATTTGTAGATTATCTTAATATATGTGCCTCTTCTAGGTACAGAGCAGGTAGTAATGTCAATTCTTACTCGTATATCAAAGCGATTGCTGAAGAACTTAGAGGACTGGCGGTGGAATCCAATCTCCCCATCGTATCGGCTACCCAGACTACTCGTTCTGGGTTCGGTAGCAGTGATGTTGAGCTTACTGACACAAGTGAGTCCTTTGGTTTACCTGCTACTGCTGACCTTATGTTTGCCCTTATCTCCACAGAAGAACTCGAAGGATTAAATCAGATATTAGTTAAGCAATTAAAGAACAGATATAATGATCCTACAATGAATAAGAGATTTGTAGTTGGTATTGATAGAGCAAAGATGAGATTATATGATTGTGAGCAGTCAGCACAGCAAGATTTACATGATAATGTTAAAGAAGAAGAGTATGAACCAGAGGAGAAAAAGGCTAAGAAAAGTTTTGACGGATTCAAGTTTTAATGGTATATACTAAATAATGAAGAAAACCTTAAATGTTAGGAGACAATGACAATTTCATACTACAAAGAAACATTATTAGAGACAGCTAAAAAATTAGCTGCCCCTGGAAAGGGTATTCTTGCTGTAGATGAATCTACCCCTACTTGCGGTAAAAGATTAGCAAGTATTAACGTAGAAAATACTGAGGAGAACCGTCAAGCATACAGAGGAATGCTTTTCACTACTCCTGGACTAGGGCAATATATTAGTGGAGCAATTCTTTTCACTGAAACTCTCTTCCAAAACCATGCTGATGGTGATACAATGGTTGAGAAGCTTAATAAGCAGGGTATTGTTCCAGGTATTAAAGTAGATACAGGATTAAAACCACTAGCAGGAGCATTAGGACATGAGACTTATTGTTCTGGTCTTGATGGATTAACTGCAAGATCTGCTGATTATTTTGAAGCAGGTGCTAGATTTGCTAAGTGGAGAGCAGTTCTTCAAATTACTGCTGATGGTCCTTCTGATCTTGCAATCCAAGAGAATGCTTGGGGTCTTGCTAGGTATGCAAGGTCTGTACAAGAGGCAGGATTAGTTCCTATTATTGAACCAGAAATTCTTATGGATGGTGATCATGATATTGATAGGACAGCAGCAGTACAAGAGAAAGTAATTAAAGCAGTTTATCGTGCTTGTGAAGTTAATGGAGTATTGTTAGAGGGAACTCTACTCAAGCCTTCCATGACTGTTCCTGGTGCTGAGTGTAAAGATGAAGTAACACCACAGAAAGTTGCTGAGTATACTATCAGAACATTAGAAAGATCTGTTCCAGCATCTGTGCCTGGTATTACATTCTTATCTGGTGGATTGAGTGAGGAAGCAGCATCTGTTTATCTCAATGAGATGAATAGGGTAGATCGTAAAGGTAAGTGGAATGTTTCATTCTCTTATGGACGTGCTCTACAACATTCTGCTCTTAGAGGATGGGCAGGTAAGAACTTGGCAGAAGGTCAGAGTTTTGTTTTAGCAAGAGCAAAAGCAAATTCTGAGGCAGCACAAGGAATATATGTTCCTGGTTCTCAACCATCTTCTGATGAAAAGTTATATGTTGCTGGATACACTTATTGACTTGTGAATAATTAGTTGTTATAATGGGAGGAGAAATCCTCCCTTTTTTATGGCTTTAAGAACACATACAGTGGAGAAAAAGAATCCAAAACATAATCAAGAATGGAGTTGGGAAGAAACTCCAGAAGTTCTAGCAGCACTAGAGCAACTACATAAATCATCAGAAGAGGTTAAGAATGTCTAAAAGTGTTGATTTTGAAAAGTACGCACACTTTGTAAATGCAGTTACATCTGAAGAATCAAAAGATTATATTTCATTTAACTCTAGATGCTTCAATATACAAACAGGAGATGATGGAATTCCTATTCATAGACTCTTAACTGCAGCACTTGGATTAACTGCTGAAGGTGGTGAGTTTACTGAGATAGTAAAGAAGATTGTCTTCCAAGGTAAACCAGTTAATGAAGATAATATCTTTCATATGAAGAGAGAACTTGGTGATATTATGTGGTATTTCATACAGGCATGTATATCATTAGATGTTTCTCCAGAAGAGATTATTGAGATGAATGTAGAGAAACTTAAAGCAAGATATCCTGGTGGTGAATTTGATGTCCATAAATCTGAAAATAGAAAAGAAGGTGACTTATGAATTACTACGCATTATTAAGTGTTTCAAACAAAGATGGTATTGTTGATTTTGCAGAAGGATTAGTTCGTTCTGGTTATCAAATTATATCTAGTGGTGGAACTCATGCTGTTCTTCAAGCAGAAGGTATACCAGTAATGAAAGTATCTGAATATACTGGTTCACCAGAAATTCTTAATGGAAGAGTAAAGACATTACATCCAAAGATTCATGGTGGTATTCTTGCTCAACGTGGTAATCCTGCACATGACTTAGATCGTAAAGCAAATGATATAGGATTCATTGATATTGTTGCAGTTAATTTATATCCATTCAAGGAAACAATTGCTAAACCAGATGTAACTTTTGCAGAAGCAATTGAAAATATTGATATTGGTGGTCCTAGTATGGTAAGGTCAGCAGCAAAGAATCATAAAGATGTTGCTGTATT